GGGTTGAAGGGTACATTCTCATAAGCAACTTGGGGTAAGTCGGTTACACTACTTAACTGGGTTTCCAGTGCGGCCCTAATCTCTTTTTGGATATTAGCCATGTTTTCTCCTTAGCTTCGCAAAGATGCGATACCCGTAGTTGTACTCAACCTTCCTTGCGTAAGGTGAACCGTTCCGAAGGGTTATCCTAGTTGACGACATTAGATCAACTCTCTTGATGTCAGACAACAAGTTCTGTAGGGCAAGTTGCTCTGGGTTAAAGGATTTCTGGTTTCCCCTATATACCTTACGCCTTGGACGACCACTCCCCAGTGCAAAAGAGAAGGACTCAAGGTAAGCACCACTATCTACAGCACCTATCTTACCCTTGTTACTCGTGGATGTGAGGGTAGTTCTAACAGCATCGTTAGCAATAGCGTACAGCTTGTCTTCCAACTCCTGACCCGCGTATTCCTCTAGGGACTGTAGCTTTTTATAGGCAGAGTTGTTTACCTTCATGTCAACCATTACTCAGATACCTCACAAACGTAGCACACAGGAGTACCAGCATTGTAGAATTTACTTACCCGTGTGATGTTTACAGTATCGCCAATCCCAGTAATCTGATCTCCATCATCAGGTTCGGTCCCCAAACCAAGGTAAGGGATAACCACTCTACGAGAACCCCGTCTAACATCATCTAGCAGTATCCCCTCTTCCGAGTTGTAGAAGTATCCAGTGAAAATGAAGTTCTCAGTTGTCGATGTAGCAGAACCAGTCGCAGGGTCGTAAGCACCCGCAGTGGACTTAACGAGTGTCAGTTCGGAGCCGTAACGCTCTACCAGTTTTAGCAAGTTGTACGCCCTCATATGACCTGTCCCTACTCGTAATTATAGTTTTGCGTGTCGATCTTAAACTGGTCTTTGTTGAACTCAGGCTTTACACGATTGGTGTTAGCTCTAACGCCATCCACTGTAGAGACCTTTAGGCCACCAGCTGCAATACCAAGACCGCCTAGCTTCTGCCCTTGGTACTCTAGGTTGTCTGCTAATGAGTTGTAGTGATCTTGTAGTTGAGAGGCACTCTCTTTTAAAGCACCACTGATCTCACTGTCTACATTGCGTGAGTACTTTGCCGCTATTACACGACACACCCATGCACCAGCACCATAGACGTTGTTGTTAGCTTGAGCTAGACCGAAGACAATCTCTTCATCTTGCACCTGTTGATCGTTGGTGTCTGTATCACCTATTAGTAACCTTACAGCGTTTAAGCGACCAAGTGTGTCGCCCGTGTTAAGGTTGCCTTCATCGTAGCTCCAAGCCATTAGTCGTTCTCCAACTGTCCATATGTTCTGCGCCAACTACGGATCAATCCGCGTTGCTTCTCAACTATCCTAGACTTCTTACACTTCTTGCGGTCAAACTCAGCTTGGGAAGTTGTCTTAGCTTTAACTTTCTCGTTGATGGAGTTGACCACTTTAGCCAGAGCCTCGACATCAAGAGCTTCTAAACCATCGCCAACCTTAGTCTTAACCTCCAAGGTGTCGTTATGGTATATGTATTCATTGTTGTAGAGCATCTGCGCTGTCTCTGTGTCCACAGATAACTCTTTCCAAGGGAAATGTTCTTGCCGTTCCCACTTGCGCCCTGATCCATGAAAAGGGACTTTTACAAAGACGGGTCTGTCGTATTGAAAGGTCATATCGGGTTCCTCATGTAAAAGTGGTGGGGACCACTAAAGCCCCCACCTAAGTTGTTTAGGCTACTACTGTATCGAAGAAGTAACCCAAATCAGCGCCAGTGACTTTCATGTCATAGGCCATTTTAACTTGGATGTGTTCAGCAACTTGCTGACGCTTAAGAGCATCGTCAGAGAAGCTCTCTACGGTGATGCCCAAGTTGTTTGCGCCGGGAACATTGTTCCATGCGAATGTCAGGCCAGCAGCCGGGGTCATCAGACCTGCGCCTTTTGGACCGTGTACCAACAGAGCGTGTTTACCACCGATGAAAGAGTTGCTTTCCGCTACACCTTCAACACTGTCGTTCTTCACAGCTTCCATGACGTAGAAGTTCTCTACTTCAAAGATTTCAGCCAACTTAGCGTCAGTGATAAGTGCTGTGTTTGCAACAGTTGCGCCGCCGTTCAGACGAGCAAGGATTTTGGGGTGGTTGATAAGGATGTCACGAACTTCTTTACCTACGACCATTGTGTTTGGCTTGAAGCCACCAGACTTAAGCTGCATGGTGCGACGAGCGTTAGTTACGTCTGCGATAGGTGTTGAGTTTGTGTAATCAGACCACAAGTTTGTTGGTGTTGATTCTGAACCCCAGATGGATGCAGCGAAGAAGTTTGCAGCGAACTGCTCTTCACGGTGGATCATCAAACGTGTTGCCAAAGTCTGTGCGCCAGCGGAACGGATGTCCAAGGCTGCGTCTTCGTTTGCCAAAGTTTGCTGGTCGAAGTCCATGCCCAAGCCAAATACGTCAGCGTAGTAAGAGCTGTTGGAGATCGACATGCCGATGCGGTTAACTTCTGTGCGTGGAGCCAGAGCTTTAACATCGCCAGTACGGTTCATGTTGTCGCGGTCATAGATGTAGAACTTGTCGGACTGACGCTCAACGCCTACGACAGGAAACACTTTATCCGCAATGAAGTTAGCTTGGTCTTGAGCAAACGCCAAAGTGAGGTTTGTCAAGGGTTGGTCCAGATGGACCGAAGATGGTGTCAAAAGTGGCATTATATTCTTCCTTTAATGCTATAGATTAGGCTACTACGTTGCCGCCCTGAATCATTTCCATTTCGATGATTTGACCGTCTACGCCAGCTTCACGAGCATAACCAAGTACGACATCACCAGCTGCGGCAGTCAGTGCAGTGCCATCAGCACCAGTTTGGAGTTGTGCGCCAGCTGCGATTGTGCCACCAGCTTCTACCATTACAGAACCAGATACACATACAGTCACTGCTTTGTCAGCAGCTGCGCCAACAATACATACGCCCATAGCGTTCTCACCAGCAGCGTCAGCAAGGTCAACCTTACCGTCTGATTCCAGAGTTACGAATTTGAATTGTGCAGCCGAGAGGTCTTCTCCAGCTACGAAAGTGCGGTTGTCGCGAGATTGCATAACAGCCATTTTTATTCCCCTTTGTAGGATTTAGTGATTAGAGCTTTACCTTCATCGGTCTTTGCTACGGCAGCGTATGCTTTAGCGTAGTCACTCTTTTTCATTGAGTTGGTGTCCATGTGGGACTTTACAAGTGCATCAAGTTTGTCAGCTGCGGTTGTGAACTCACCGTCAACATCGGACTTGCCTACTTCTTCCATTGACGCACCAAATGCAGTATCAGCTGCCTTCAATACACCCATGATCTCTTCGTTAGCCTCGAAAGACTTAACAAGTTCTTTTGCGGTAGCTACGTCAAAGTTAGGAAGGGCTGCTTCCGCTTTAGCTGTAAGCTCTGCGTCTGCTTTAGCAACCTCAGCGGCTTCAAGAGCCTTCAAGATTACAGCAGGAATGTCTGCTTTGTTGATTGACTCACCGTCATACTCGACAAACTCTTCTGGGGCTTTCTTCTCAATGCTCTCAGCACGGATCACATAGCCATTTTCAATGAGAGCTTTACGCATGTTCTGATTGTCAGCTTTCAGGCGCTCTACTTCTTCTGCGAGAGGGTTGATTTCCTCAGCAGCTTCTTCTACAGCTTCTTCTGACTTCTTCATGTCAAAGTTGTAAGCCTTCATAGCTTCTTCTTCTGACATACCCTTATCCATGTAAGGCTTGAGCTTTTCCAGCATCTCGTCAGACATTTTCTCTGTTGTCTCTACTTCGTTTTCCATAATATCTCCGTTGGAGTTGTCACGCTTGAATAGTGAAACCATTGCTTGTGCATTGGCTGGGCGATCAACTAGCGACAGTTCATCTAACTCAAGCTCCTTTAAAAGGTTAGCCATTATAACTCTTCCTTCATTGCTCTGCCGCCAATGCTAAAGGCAGCTAGTTCACCAGACTTGACCTTGGCCCAAACGTCATCGTTATATACTTTAAACGCGACAATCCAACCCTCACGGTCACTCTGTATGCCAAGGCTCTCACCGATCTCTTTCGTGATAGGCATGGAGTGGATAACCGCCCCAATCTGATCTCCCTTGTGCATCTCTTTACCTACACGCACATGCTCCATAAACTTGTTTACGGCACGAACTAGCGTGTCAGGTGCAATCATATCTCCTTGGCGGTCAATCACTGGTTCACCCTTTTCGGTTACTACAGAGGCCCAGCCATAGACCATACGTTGCTCATCATCGGCCTTTAGGATTTGGCCTGTTATATCTTTTGTCATACTACCCACGGTACTACCACTCCACATTCTGCACGACCAATACCGTGCGCTTGTTTTATCCTTTGCAGTGTCACATGAGTGTCGGCTGCGGAAGTTAGCCCTAGCTTTAGGGTCGTCCCTACGGATTTCCATGTTAGGGTCTCCGAATGTAACCTTAACAGTCTTGTCGCCATCCTTGACGTACACACCAAACTTCTTGCTAGAACCTTTAGGTAAACGGAAGGGTTTGTTCAGTGGCTTATCAGCCTTGTCAACAACCTCAGCGTACTTGCGTAGGCTTGTGATCTTGTGTCCTACAAACTCATTGCGAGGCTTGCCTTCATCGTCGATCAACTCTATCCGTGCAGCTGGTTCATCCTTGGTGCCTGTAACCTTAACTGGGATGTTTGGCACTGCACCATCACGATGTATGCTTCTGATGATACCTCTAGCTGTACCACCAGATGATGACCA